GTATAATGAATACCATCCTCTATACTTAGTTTAGGTGTAATCTTAAAACGCAAACCTAACTCGTAGGCTATTTCACGCCTGGACTTACCATTAGTAAACTCACGTTGTTCTAGATCGTGTGGTCCATAATGGTTCTTGTAAACGTAATCCTTGCCGTTAATCACATTAATGTAATGGGGTAGATCCTCATTACTGTTTTCATAATAATCTATAATCTGTACAGCTCGACCTACTTGTTGAAAAAACAAAATAACGGTTTTATCCGAGATGCCTATATCCCATGCCGTACTAACAGGATAAGTCGGATCATATGGCACTCGACCAACCTGACCTTTGTTTTCAATCTTTTCTATTATATCTCCATAGATAGCACCTTCTAGAGCTGCTACCCAATCACACTCAAACTCTTGTCGGTATTTATTTTTACCCATGAGTTCTAGAGCTGCTTCTAATTCTTCATTGTCAACAATGCCTGTTTCCGATGCTTTAGCAACTTTAGTGTACCAGGTCTTATCTTTCAGACCGTGTTGGTACTTATTATAAAAATCATTACTCATGCCTTGTGGTGTACCCACAAAATAACAAAAGCCTTTACGATCTGACAGAGCTGGTCGAATAATCTCAGGAAACAATCGTGGATTGATCTGAGCATATTCGTCACAGATAATACCATCGTAGTAATTACCACGAAGGCTATCAGGATTTTCAGAACCTAAGAGGGAGATCTTTGCTCCATTAGGCAGAGTGCAACTAAGTTCTTGTTCATTAAACTTTGATCCAGGTATGACACCAGCATAATATTTTAAGTAGTCAAAAATAATTGACTTAGTTTGTTTGTATGTCGGTCCGATGTATGCGTACCGTGGATTCCATTGGTCGTTAGTTAACGCTCTTTTAATTAATTCATTGATGCACAGTACGGACTTGCCAGCACGTCTGTGGATGCTGAGTACAGCCCATCTATGTTTGCTTAATTGTGTATGTATGTCTTGTTGTAATGGTCTTGGACTATACGGAATAGTTATTTGCATTAGTGTAATGTTGGTTGTTTGCCATCTATTTCTTGCAAATCAATGTTTAAGTTATTGCAGATCCAAGTAGACACATCTTTGCCGTGAATATTATTACGAAAGCCTGTAACGCTTATAATTAAACTTTTGCTAGTTTCATCGTAGACGATCATTGCTAGCAGATCTTTTAAATCTTCATCCATATGCGTGGTTCTATTAATTTCCTATGATATATATATTATATACCGCACACCACTTTTCGGGGTGTGGGGGGGTAGGTGCGGTCAAAAAAATTAATACCGCATACACCTGTTTTCCTAGCTAAATAAATAAATCAAGATGCTGAGTCCCGTCATTGTGCCAGGAATACCAACAATAATTTAAAAAAAGTACGGGGTATGGTACGTCTGACCCCAGCTCACAGTTGACATCGTACCTCAAGACGTGCGTGCGTATTCATACAGCTCTCTATTAAATATCGGAGATCCTACTTGATCTCAGGTACAGCTTCAGTACTCCATGCAATAGTCAGCTTACTATCTGACTTAACATCAGCCTGTATCTTATCACCGAATGTACCAGCTAATAGTTTACTGCTCATCCAACGTGCATGATGTAGACGTTCTCTGTTCCATTGTACTGCTTGTGGTTCACACTCTTGTTGCAGTAACTCCATCATACTATCGAGGTAAGTCCATGCTCCAAGTTGTCTAGCAGCTGCTATATCTTTACGAATATCATCGTCATCCTTCATCCAGGAATACACAGTTGTGACTGCTGGATAATCCTTATCACTACATATCTTGGATAGTGGAATGCCTTGTTGCAACCTCTCCAGTATTACTGGGATCTTGTCTTTTAAGTTTGTCTTTGACATATTTTAAATTCATTAATGCTTTTAGTTTGCCTTCAGCTGTCTTTGGTCCTGTCGATAACCCACCATGTAACTTACACTTACCATTAGCAAGTGCCTTAGCTTTACAAGGTAGTTGAGTAGTACGAGCATAAGCTCCACACTCTTTTTTATGAAGGGGTCTACCTACCATGATGGATTATCTTAACAAAGAAAGGAATATCACATACAATGATTTGCAAATGATAGTTAAATAACTATTTGATTTTGTCATACTTGTCTAACAAATATTTGTCATAAGCTACCAAATACCTAATATAAATTAGAACTTCTAAGTACATTTCTTTAACCTTGTGTCGATGCATGCCAAGTTTCTTTCCAATGTGTACATATGGCATACCCATACCTCTGGACCAAACTAGTTTACGTTCTGTAGTATCAAGCAATGGTGTGATGTGATAGAGCAAGAAATCATACCGTGCTATTTCTTTTGACGATGCAGCACTGCGTGTTGGTTGCTTATCCCAAGCATTGTGTTCAGTGACATCGTGCTTGATGTCAAACTTCATACCATTGTAACCTTTCTTATATGCAGCTGGGAGTTTACGATCCGTAGCTATTGCTTCTTCGAAGGCATCAACTAACCAAGTTGTGGAAACTGTTTGAGCCATTTCTTATCTCCTTTCATTACATCATCCCAGAACTGTTTCTTACGATCAGATGATAGGTTTTTTAAAAAGTTGTAGAGCTTGTCCTTCTGAGCTTTCGGCACTCGTGCTTGCTTTGCTTCGGTCTGCTTCACAGCAGACCTGTAATGGATGTTGTTATTTTTAGCAGTGGATTGGATGAGAGATCTAACCTTACTCCCTCGTAAATCATGTCTAGATATATCTGGTCTAGATATATCTAGTTTAGATATATATTGTTTATTAATATATACAGATCGTGTCACATCATTGACTGGAAAGTAACGACACGTTGATGCTAACCGTTTAGATACAATAAATTCCTTATCCCTTAGCTCTTTAATACAGCGGATAACAGTACGCCTAGAGATGTGCAAATCTGACGCAATGGTAGCTTGGCGTGGCAAGCACTTACCGTATCGATAGTACAAACTCTCTAGATAAATATAAACTATCTTAGCCTGGGGGGTGATGTCCTCACGAATAAACCGATCTAATGGATTCATTGCAGCAATGATATGTTGTCGAGTTCATCAGCTGGCACTCGATAAAACATTGGTCGATTACCTACCTGAGCTTCATAGCGTTCAAACTTAGCATCACTAGCCCTACGAAACCCAACTACCTCATACTTAGTGTTAGAATGTACCAGGACCAATATATGCACCAAATGATTTGGACTGTTAGGTTTGATAACTAAAAAGTTGCTATGTTTGTTTGGATCAATCGTATGATGCAGCTGTGCTTTGATCTCGTAGTCACCAAGATCAGGTCGACTAAACGTGTTGATTGAACCATCCCAATACATGCCGAGAGCTTTTGCTACAGCACACTCAGCCACTGCCGATACCACTGACCAGCCAACATCTGAAATAGGTGTCCAGACGCTACCATATCGATCTTTATGCCCATTTAAAATTGATTGCACCTTACGATCTAATCCGACCTGTGCTGCCATTTTATATTCGTACCACTCCAGTTCAACGATCATTGGCTTTGGCTTTCCAAAATAATACTTCACGTTTTAAATCATCGATTTGATTTTCTAATAACATCAAAGCTCGTTCATCACTGATCTCAGGAATGTATGGCACATAGTCATTGACCTTGCGTGCAAACCGACCAGTCATATCGTGCTTGGGTTCACAACCACCACACACATAACGTCTGACATTGTCGTAACTAAACAATGCAATCCCACAATGCTTACACTTGCCTTGCTTGTGCAGATTTGTCACATTACTCATTTATAACCTCATCAGTAGGCATATTTAAGTAATCCATGCAAAGTTTAAACCTACCTTTTTTCTCATAATAGTTTGCACCAACTACTATTTTCTTTTTAAACAATTCACCCCAAACACAAGGAATCCACATCTGACCATCATCATCAATTCTTAACTGATATATTTTATATTTTACTGGGTAATCTTTTTGATTAGGTCTAAGTTTTCCTTTAGCTGTTTTAACATCTACGTTTATAGTTTCTCTGTTTACTCTGCTTTCAATTTTTAAATCAACTTGTCCATTAGCTTCACAATTTTGATAAACATTATAACCAATTTTTAATAGTTGATACGTTGCGTGATATTCACCAACACTGCCTTTAGTTAATTTTACGTTGTCACTCATAAGACCACCAACCATACT